GATAAGTTGCTGAAACCAACTGTGTCTGTCGTGTCGAGGCCGAGGCTGGCGCGGGTTGCCTGCGTGGTGTGTGTGAGGTCAGAGATGTCTGATTCGGTGATCGGATCGACTGTAAGAGCTTGTCCCGCAAGCGATAAATAAGTGCCTGTTCCCGCCAAGGTAACATCTGTCGAGTTGTCTGTTCCTGCGGCGTCAACGCCGAGAGTAGCCCGGACGTTGGTGGCTGCTGCATCATCAATAATCGTCGCGCCGAATGCGGAGATAGTCGTGGTCGCGGGGAGCGAAAGGGTTTTCAAATCCGCATCCACTTCGCTGTCCATTAATGCTCCTGCTGCTGTGACGTTGGCCGTGTCAGTAACGTCGGCGGCGGTTTCGATCCCGGAGAGTTTAGTTTCTTCCGCCGAGGTGTAACTCGCTGTCGTCCCGGCGAGGACTGCGGCGTAGGCCTGCACGTCGGTGCCGATCACGAGCCCAAGATCGGTGCGCCAAGCGGAGGCGACAAAGGAGGCGTTGGTTGAGGGATCGGCAAACCACCCGTCAATCGTTGTCTCCGTGGGAATATCGTTGCCCGAGAATATCGCGGCGGGCCGCCAAAGGAGGCCGGTGGACGCATCTGCTTGGACATTGATATTCTGCCCAAGTAGGAAGGGGGCAGAAAGGAGGAAAAGGGCTAGGAAACGCTTCATAAGATTTTTAGAGTTGGACCCAGATACGGGCATTGGTTGAGGCGTCATAATCATCGGGCCGGACAACTCCGGTGCCGGTGCTTTCGGCGTCGGTCCCGGCGATAAGTTTCCACCATTGACCGACCCGGCCATAGGTGAGAACCACAATGGTGCTGGTGACAATTACGGGAGAGCCTAAAGCAAAGGTTGACTGTCCATCAAGTGCGGTGGCACCCCCGCCGGTAAGAGCAGTCACGCTCGGATAACTAAGAATTGACACCGCCGCTTGTGCAGCTTCCGCGCCTGCTTGGGCGGTTTCCGCCGCATCTTTTGCAACAATGGCCGCATCTTTTTCAGCTTCGGCCAAGGCAACCGCCCCAGCCCCATCATTCTCCATGGTGACAACCGCCGCCGCCATGGCGTCAGAACCTTCCAAGATGGTCTTGGCGACGCTCTTAATGCTGTTCCCCTCCGGCGTTGTGACGGTGGTGGTGTTGTCACCCTCGACAACTTGGTTGATCGCAAGAGTGTTTTCCGCGAGGGACGCAATGTCTGTTTGGATGCTCATTTTTACAAATTGGCTGGTAAAGTTACTTCAACAAGTTCGTTCAAATCGTCAACGGAATCCGCAAATCCCAAATCCCCATCTAAAGCCAAGAGGGTGTCGAGGCTGGCCTCGGTCAGGAATGCGGGTGAGTGGCAAACAAGCTGGGCAGAAACATCTTGGCGCAAACCCGCGCTGGTTCCGACGGAGTAAGACCCAGACATAAAAAATACCTCGACTGTCTCGGAAGACGTGTCCCCAAGTGCCAAGTCCACATTAAAAGGCAATGCCCCGTCAGCGAGCGTGGCTTGGAAGAACGTTTTAAAAATGGCGAATTCAGCATCCAGCATTTCCCAGTTTACGCCGAACAAATAAACAATATCACCGTCGCGGGTTCGGCTTTTATTGAGGACACGGTTGCCCGTCCCGTAGATCGCCCGCCCGGTTACATCAAAGCCATAGGCTGGGGAAGGGGAAGGAAGGGTTGCGGGCCAAGTTTGGGATGCCATTATGAAAAGGATTCAACTTCAAAAGACACTGACCACAACAAAGGGAGCTGCACAATCACCGCTTTATAAGCGGATTTCGTGAGCCGGACTGTCCGAGTTGTGAACCCGCCTTGCCCATCCGGCAAATCCATTTCAAAAAATTCCTTGCCATGTCCGATTTTGTGTTTGAACCACGCGGAAAACATGGCCATGCGGGCAGACTGCAAACGAACCACAATTTGAAAGACTTCCCGGCGCCCCCGCCGATCATGGCGTTGCCGGTATTCCCCGGAATCCATTTTCACCGGAACGCTTGAAGGGTCTGGGGATGCGTTTAACCCAGCGTCAGGTTTCCCAAAAGATGTTTCTGGCCAGACAATAGGCATTATCGCAATACCCCCCGCCGTGCAAGAGCCGGTGACAGAGCACGGTCAACGGGGCCATCCCCACTTGCCAGACCACTTGCCACCGCTTGGACAGCCCGCTTGATAAAGACCTCAATGTTTCCAGAGTCATCTTTCCGCGTTTCCGCTTCTTGGCCGGGCAGGTTGAAAATTTTGACAACCGAACCACCACCGTCGTTTCCCCGTCCGTTTGATTGCTCAAAAAGTTGTCTCTGCTGGGACATGTTCAAAATCATTTCCCCGGAATTGACGTTTGCGGTCAAGTTGTCCCCGGTTGGGCTGCTCCCCGGGATGATGCCACCTTGCGCAAATCCACCAATTGGTTGCGCCGAGATCGCTTGGATGCTGGCAAGACCTGCCACGATTGCCGACGCCTTGGCTGCAAATGCCAAAGCTGGCCCAACAACGGGGATGTCGGCCATTGCTGTATAAGATTTTGTCGCACCTTCGTGCATAGTTATGACTGCCCGTGCTATTGCCGCCGCTTTGAAAACCTTGCCAAGTGCTGTGTTTCCAGTCTTGGAAATTATCAACATGTTGTTTTGAAAATCACCAAACTCGGACAGGGCCCCTTCCCATTTCGCTATGTTCGCTGCCTTCTCTTGGTCATCCCGCTCGGCGTTCAGACGCGCCATCAAGTCCCCGGTGTCAGTAGTTGAGGCTTCAATGATTGCCTTCCGATTGTCATAGGATTCTTGGACGGCTTCCTCTTCTGTTCTCAGACCTAGTCGGATACGTTCCAAGGCGGTATCAGTTTCGGGGATACCACCAAGGCCAGTAGTCTTTGGCTTTCCAGTCGGGCCGTCCTCCTCTCCACCATCTTCTGGGGGTAAGTCACGCGCTGCCCTGTTTGCGGCCCGCAAAGCTTTTGCCGCCGCTATCCGTTCCGCATAAGATGCAAGCGCAACGTCACGCTCGTCAAGGATGTCAGTTATTACGGAAATTCGGGCTTCTCCAGCCGCCGCGATTTGCGCCGCTGATAGGTCAAAAGCCGTGACTTGGATTTCCGTGTAAAACGCATCGACAGCAGCGAGTTCAGCGTTTAAGTCAAAATTACCCGTGCTAAATGGGTTGAGGAAGTCCCCGATTTTCTCACCAAAAACTTTAGCCTTTGCAACGAGCCTCAAAAGTTCGGCGGAAATTACAGTGACAATTCCCTTGCCCGCCGCCCTGCCAAATTCGACCAAAAAACCAATTTCAGCCCCGGTCAGTTGAACTAGTGCACGGATATTTTCGGGCATGTCCAAAAATGCGTTGGTAATACTATTAGCCCCCACTTCGCCGGTGGTGGTCATAAAGCCCATCGTCAGCTCCCAAGAGTGCTCTATGTTTGCGAGCGCATTATCAAAGCCGGTGGTGAGAGCGGAAAACTTAAAAAGGATTGCGTCAAGTTGGGCGGATATTACTTCCGCATCTATAGACTTAACAAATTCCGTCGCCGCTTGGGTGGCCTCACGGAGCGATTCGGTCACCCCGGTTTCGTCATTTAGCGAAAGGGCAAGTTCTTGGGCAGCACTTCCAAAAATTTTAACATCCCCAATCAAGGTGTCATTCATCACTGCGGCCATTTCAGCCGCCCGCCCTTTGGCGTCCCTGAATGCATTGCCAAGTTTTTCCACCATGTCCGCGTTACCTGCCAGGGCAAGACCAGACGCCGCACCTCGAATCTCGAAGATTTTGAACATATCCGCAACGCCTACCCCGGCTTCCGCCAAGGTCCCAAGAATGTCGGTGAATTTGTTGGTGGCTGGATTTACCTCTTCAATTTCAATCCGGTATTTTTTCAAAGCCGCTTTTGCTTTGTCTGAAGGGTCAACCAGTTTTGCCAGCATCAAGCGCAAAGCAGTTCCCGCCATGCTCCCCTGAATACCCGCGTTGGACAAGACACCGATTGCCGCCGCTGCGTCCTCAATGTCCAATCCCAAAGAAGCCGCAACCGGGGCGGCAAATTTCATTGCCTCGCCCAACTGCTGAACGCTTGTATTGGACGACGAAGCCGCCGCCGCCAGCACATCGGCAACCCGCCCGGATTCGCTGGCCCGCATATTAAAGCCGGTCAGAATGTTTGAAGCAATGTCCGCCGTTTCCGCCAACCCCATTCCCGAAGCCGCTGCAGGGTCCAACAGTCCCGGCATCGCTTGAATGATTTGGTTGGTACTGAAACCAGCCATACCTAGAAATTTCATTCCATCAGCCGCTTGACTAGCTGAAAAAATCGTTGACGCGCCAAGCTTTCGGGCCGTGTTTTCGAGGTCTTGCATTTCCTCACCCGTTGCCCGGGTGACTGCTTTTACATTTGCAAGCGACTGTTCAAAGCCCGCGTTGACTTTGATAAAAGCTGAAACCCCCTTGAATGCCGCCGCCGCCGCTGTAGCAAAACCAAGCATCGCCACCCCTGCTTTGATCGCGGACTTAGTAACCCCACCAATTGATTTTTGAGCGACCGTGCCGGTCTTACTCAACCCGCCCAAGTCTCCCCGCGCCCGGCGAACTTGGCGGGAATCAACCTTTAGAACTAGTTTTGAAACATCAGTCATTCCGTGAGTTTTTATTCTTCTCGTCTAAAATTTCAACAGCCAAAAGACGAAGCGTTTTTACTTCGTCAGGGTTGAGCGTCTTGCCCGTGAGGCTAGACCATGCGGCGACCTCTTGGAAAGTTAATTCCGCACCGGAATAAACCTCCAAGAAATACCCCCAAAGATATTCAATGTGGGGGTCCAACTCGGGAATCTCCAAGAGTGTGCCGGGGGGAAGCTTTTTTGTTTTCTCCACCTGTGACAGAGACGCCCGGTTTGAGCTATTGCCCCCATTAACTTTAGTTGACAGCCATGCTTGCCGCCGCCCGAACTTTACGAGCTGGGCGACGGCTTCTTGAAAAAATTCGACCTGTTGTTCGAGAACGCGTCCACCGTTTCAGTCAATGCCGGGGCGTTGCGTAAAATGCGGACTTTGTTTTCCTCATTACAGGGCATGTCAAAAGACCATTCTGAAATCAAAAGAGAGATAAACAAAAGGTCTTTTTCCCGCTTCTCAACCATCCGTTCTTCAAGCGGCAACTCCTTCCCCACTTGCTTCAAAAACTTTTGGTGGATCCTGACGGTTCCCTTGCGGAAAGTCTCGGAGTCAACCCCCAGGACCTTAAACCAATGCTCTGTCTTACCCCCATCCGGCAAAATGAGGGGGACAACAACCCCGGCCTCACTTTGGGGGAGTGTGAAAAAATCTTCAATTGTGTGTGTCTTGCCCTTGGCTTTTGGTTTGGTCATGGCTGAAAGGGAAACTGTTTTCCGGCCGCAATGGCAACAAAAAACCCCGCCCCAATAAAGGAGGCGGGGTTTCCCGTGTTAATCAATGCCGGCGAAATTTAAGCGGGAACTTTTGTCAGTTTAAGCGTGGTTCCTTCCGTTGCATCGCGCAAGGCCTGAAATGGTAGGGCGACCGTCACCGAACCTTCACCGGAAACGTCCGTGGGGGCGTCAGTGTATTTGACCAAGGGGAGGGTCAGAATGTAGCTATTGCCCGCAAGGTCGGTAATGGTTACCGCGATTGAAGAATCTGTTTCGTTGAGAAACTTTTCCAGCAACGTCGAATTCTCAAAGTAGGCGGTCAGTGTGCCGGTCACGTCAGCTTGGCCAACGGTGGGTTTAAGGTCCGCCGTTGCGGAGCCAACCACAAACCGGGGGGCTTGTGACTTAGCCAAGGTGAGGGAGATTTCTGTGACGATGGCCAACGCCCCGCCGCCCTCGGTCAACGTCCCAGTGAAGGAGTCAAAAGGCTTGGTCGTGGTTGGCTCCCCAATAGTTGGGGTGGTCAGGTCTGTCAAATCTTCTGCTAGGGTTTGGTTGATGCCAAGGGCCGGAAAGGCACCTGTGACCATGCCCTCAGCGGGGATCGAAATATTGAATCCGGTAAACTCGCAACCAGTGAAAAAGTGGTAGGGTTTGTCGCCTGAATCCAAATCCGAGAAATGGCGAATCATGGTGAAGAACCGGCGGGCCGTGCCCACTTTTAGGACGGTTTTGGTCGTCACAATTGTGACACTTTCACCGGCGGCGTCATCAACAATTACATCCCCGTCAGTCCCGCCAATCGTGAGGGTTCCGGCGGCCACGGCGGTCAAAACACCGGCAACAAGGTTGTTGGCAAGGTCCCCGGTGAATCCAGTTACGGTCACGCGGTCGCCCACTTCAAAACCCGCTGTGACAAACCCGCTGCCTGAATCGGCGAAGGTGTTGTCAACGGCTACGGCGGCAAGGGTGGCTGCGGTAATGGTCGCTTTTGGCGCCCAAGTGCCACCGAAAGCCGCTTCTAAGATGTCGTCGAAAGAGCCATAAGAAAATTCAACCCCCACTTCCCCGTTAACCTGTTTGGTCCCGTGTCTGAGGTCTCGGATTTCCCCGTCTTGGTGGAGTTCGGCGGACTTGTTTGACCCCTTGGCGACCTTGAGGCTGCAAGAGGTGTGGCGGAGATCAAGCAACGCGGGCGAAGCTGCCGGGGTGATCCCACGTGTGGACTCCTCAATGATAAGTAAATTGTGCCGTGCTGAGTCTGCCATGATGTTTTTAAGGGATTAAGTTTCTCTGAAAGTCGGAGCGATAAAACACTGTGATAGACTTACGATACCAATTGTCAACCACCCGTCCGGGCGTTTCGCCGCACGATAAAATGACAACAGATTGCGCGGATTGGGTGAACACCCGGCCTGCGATAAAGTAAGCCCGGGCCGCATCATACCAAGCCCGCAACACGGCGTCACCGGTCCCGGTGGGAATGTTCAAATCGATCTGGAAAAATCCGTTTCCTCGGTCTAACCCCCGGGACCCCAAGGTGATAACCCCCGGCTGGTTCGGGACAAAACTCACCCTTGCCCAAACAGCTTTCCCAGCGGGGTCAAAATGGATATTTTCCCAAGCAATATCCGCCGCCGCAACAGACGGGGAACCAGCGGTCAGGAAATCATAGACCGCCGCCGAGATTGCGCCTTGTGTATCTGCTTCAGCCATACTTGTTTTTTAGGTTTTGAGATACACGGATAAAGTTTTTGCGAACCATGCCCGCCGGGGCCTTGGTATGACTCCATCCGTCATATTCTATGCGGTGGGCGTAGGGCAAATTGTTTGTCAAAAAAACTGCTGACTTTTCCGGGCTTAACCCTTTTGTGAAAGCCTCAACTTTCTTGACCGTGGTTGCCCCGGTAGGGTCTGTAACTTCAATGGTTCCGGATTTAGCAGAGCCGCTCGAAATCTGCCAGTTGCCCCGCAACCGACCTTCAAGAACCGGCGTGTCGAGAATCACGGACGAAAACAATTCAAGGATTATGTTTTTACGGATCTCTTCTGTCCCCCTCAGGGTTTTGCCTACCCACTTTGTAATGCCAGCTTCAAACCTCATACCCGCCCGCCTTCCCGTGCCGCGATATTAAAGACAACGGCGACCCCTGCTGGGTTGAGTGGCGTTGCCCCGGCAATCTCCCATTCCTTGCTTTCAAAAGAGACTAAATCCCCGGCCTTGGGTT